ATATGAAATATCTTAAATATTTTTATCTATTCCTAGAAGCAGATGAACCTATTGGAACTGATGATATTAAATCAGTTTCTCCCGATCCTCAATTAGATACTCAGACAAAAGATACTGAGAAGAATGTTTTAGCCGATGTTATTAAAAATTTAGAGGATTTTAAGAATAGAAGACAACAAATGGAGTCTATCTTTAAAGATCCTAAAATTCAGTCAGATTCCGACCTTGAGAAAGAGTTGATGAATAAAGTTTATCAAAATAAAAAAGAGACACGTCAAAGAAACAGATTTCTTCAAAGTTTTGAAAATATTCTTAGGATGGAAAGAAGAAAGAACACTTTACAAGAAAAGATTGGAGAAGATGAAGACAGAGTTAAGAAGACAAATGACGAGATAAATCGTCTTACTGATGAGTCGGAAATGGATTTGTCACTAAAAAGAAAAGATCAGATATCTATTAGTTTAGATAGAAATCGAAAAAAACTAGTTGAATTAAAGGATAATATCAATAAAAATAAATCTATTTTACAAAGAGATATAACATCTTGGCAGAAGAAAAGAGAGGATTTCAAGAAGGATATGAAAGACGAAGAATCTAAAATTAAAAATCTATCTAGTAAAATATAAAAATAGAAAAAAATTGGTTTTTTCTTTTAATATATAAAACATAAAATAAAAAATAATTAAAAAAATATGGCAATTCAAATCGGTAAATACAAAAGACCAGGAATCTTTATAGAAGAGATTGACAAATCGATTATTACAAGTCCAACAGTGGAGGGTTTTGCTAATTTGGTTATTGGATTCTCTAAAAAAGGTCCAGTTAACTCAGCAGTATTATTAAAGACTGTTGGTGATCTTGAAAGAATCTTTGGTTCTATTGATAGACAATTAGAGAGAAAAGGATCATTCTTCCACAGAACCATTTCTAAAATGTTAGAGGCAGCTCCTGTCTACGCAGTTAACCTATTGTTGACTGATGATGCTCTTGATACTGTTGAGTATCAATCATTATCAGCTTCTCCAATTTATAACAATGACGTTGAGAGAACAGCAGCATACAGAAAATATTTCGACACAACTGGATTTTGGAAGAGAGATACAGATGCATTCATTGATGCAACAAAATCAAACTCTGGATATGAGGGTAGAGTATTAAATTTTACAAACTTATCTGATAAATTTGTAACAGTATTCTGTGTTAAATCTGCAGTTTCTGGATTTGATAGACCGTTACTTGAATGGTATGGTTCTATCGAAAAACTTCCACCTTATTTATATCCTACAGATTTAGCATCTGACTATTTAGTTGATGTTATAGTAGTTGGTGGAGATTGGTCAAATTACCAAGAATTGTCAGTTGATCCAAGATGGACAGCCTATTTTTCAGCAGATGGTCTTAAAAAATCTCAAATTAGAAACTTCGCTAATGATAGAAATGTAACTCTATTAGGATATTATGAAGGACTTTCTATGATTCCATACTTTAGAGACTTAAATGGTAGAAATATCTTTGTTGAAACTGTTATAAACAGAGAAACAGATAGAACTGGTCTATTTTGTGCGTTCAATAATGACTTATTTGAAACAGATTATCCAAAAGGTCTTGTTGACTTAGTTGGAAATGGTTTAGTTTCGGATGACTTATTAAGTAATCCTCCATCTTTAGACGAGACATATTATCAATCTTTAGATTCAAATGATGGTAATATTGATGGTGAACTATCAATTAACTTCTTATCTTATAAAGAACAAATTACTGAGACGGTGACATTTCCTAATAGAGTGTTAGATAGACCAGGTAACGTAGTTGCTTTATTTTCTGATTATAATGCAGCAGCATTAAAGAACAGTCCAGATGGTGAGTATCCGCACTCTTATAATGATAACACAGGAACTGTTTTAGGTGGTGTTTTATCGGGAGAAAATTTAGGATATATCGCAAATCCTAATAGAACCTATTGGTTCGCAGAAGGATATGTAAACGATCTTCACTGTCCTAGTTTTGTTACTACTGGAACTACAAGTTGGACAAGAACATATACTGTAGATAGTACTTCTGATAATGGTTATGCTATTATTGGTGGAAATTATGTTCCTCTATCTGGTACATATTCTGTTGAATTAAAAGCTAGTTCATTCCCAAGTATTTCAGGTACTAATTCATTTAATTGGGCTTTTGTACTTGAATCAAGTGGAAATATTACTGTTAAAGTATCAACCGCTACTTCTTCAAAGGCAACTGTTGCTGCTACTGATATAGTTTTACATTGGGGTGATGCTGAGTTAAATAATGGTCTATTTGTTCCAGGTAGTGAAAATGATAATCCTGTGACTATAAATTCTACAAGTAATGGTGGTTCAAGTGCATACGTTACAATGGAATTCTCAAATAGTGGTGATTATATAATCAGCACAGCTTCAACTCCTCAATTAACATTGAACGAGGGAGATTTCAAAGTTGAATTCTTAGATACCAACTCTACACCAGATGTTAAAGAATATGAACAATATAGAAGATTTAAAATGTTTAATTCAATTTTATCTTATATTGATACAAGTACTACATCTAGAGGACTTATGTTATTAGGCCCTGGTGGTAGTGGAAATGCTAACTATGAAACTACTAAAAAGAGTTTATCAGAAGTAACATTCAGTGATATTAAAACTGGAGCTACTGTTAATAAGTCGTTTGTCGTTAGAACTGGATTGACATATGCTGATATTCAAGATGTTGTTGAAGACGGAGAACTTGTATTCTACAAATTAGATGATGAATTCTTAATTGACTACGCTGGTTTTGAAACTAAAAATACTTTACCAATATTGGATGGTACTACTGCATCATTTGGTGTTGTTGGTAAATATTCACAATTCTATACAAAATATGACCAAGGTTTGGTGGGAACAGGTGATGTATTCTATCAAAATGAGATTTGGGATGGTGTTCAAGTACAATTTGTACCTGGTGCTAGTGTTACAGCTTCATTATCTGGATATAACTATGTTATATTTAGAGTCGATGAAAGTGGAAATTATGCAACTGAAAATAACGCATACTTCCAAGAGTTGAATGACTATCAAGGAGATAGAAGTTCTGACGTTTTAGGTTATCAATTCTTAATCGGTGGTGTTAATAACAGTGGAGCATTTGAGATAAAGTATGACGAGGGTATGACTGTAGAAAATGGATTACAGTTACCAGGTGATGCTACGGGTGATTTAGGTATCCCAGGCAGAGCGGCTTTATTAGGAACTTATAGTGGTGGAGTTATCAACACTATTGACACCGGTTCTTATAGCTTCTACGCTTATGAAGTTTATGAAACACTTGTTGATGAAACAATCAATATAAGTAAATTATATGGTTACAATACTCAATTTAATGGTAGTCCAATTTATTTAGCACCTTATCAAAAAGATAACGGAGATTTAGTTGTTACATTTGAAAACTATAATTTAGGAACTCAGTCAGTATTAAGCTCTGTTAATCCTACTACTGATAGTGCACTTGCTACTAATGGTATACTTTATGTTAAATCATCAAAGAGTAATTTCAAACAAACTGTTGAAGTTGAATATCCATCAGGATGGGTGGCAGTTCCAAATAAGATTCTTGTTAAGAGAAGTAGATACTCAGAAGTTAAAGTTGGAGATTATCTTGAAGCATCTTATGATCCTACTTTATTAAAAGCAGACCAGATGCCGAAAAAGCTTACAAGAATACAAACTAAGAAAGTTTGGTCTGTCAATAGCGAATATGTAGAGTTATCTTGTGATTCATCTATTAAGTTAAGAACATTTAATGGAGATAAACAAACTAATAGATATACTAAGATTGAAGATTATGTTTCAACATATAAGGCAATATCACTTAAAGGATTTAGAATTAGAGAAGCATCTATACCAGATGGTACTGAAGCAAAACAATCAGCTATACTTGATGTTGTTACAAAAGGAACACCATTGTTCAAAGCGTTAACAAATAAAGAAGCATTTGACTTCAGATATTTAATTGACTCTTTTGGTCTTGGTTTAACACCAGATTCTAAACAACAATTGGTTGATATATGTGGTGACCGTTTAGATGCTTTTGGTATCTTGAATATGCCATCATTGAAAACATTCAAGAATTCAGTTTCCCCAACATTTAAAGATGGTAATGGAACACTACAACTTGAGTATATTGCTAAGGGTGGTGACCCAGAAAGTAATCCTGAATTCCTTTACTCATTTGGTAAAGGTACTGGTGTAACTTCTGTTGGTTATTTCTTACCATATGTAACAATTGATGATTTTGGTAGACCAATCGATGTACCACCATCTTCATATGTAGGGTTAACTTTTATGAGAAAACATAATAGTACTACTACAAGTATTGTTCCTTGGACAATCGCTGCGGGTGTTAATAACGGTAGAATTACTGGTATACAAGACCTTGAGCAGATATTCACTCCTTCTGATCTTGAGTATTTAAATCAAGCTCAAATGAATCCATTGACTTTCAAGAGAAATAGAGGATTCGTAATTGAGACTGAAAATACAGCTCAAGTACTTTACAAGTCAGCACTTTCACTTATCCACGTAAGAGAGGTATTGATTGAACTTGAAAGAGAGTTATCTAGAATGTTGTTAGACTTCCAATGGAAATTCAACACAGCAGAAATTAGAGCACAAATCAAGTTACAAGCTGACGTTATTTGTGAGAAATATGTGGCTCAAAACGGTCTTTACAATTACTTCAATAAGATCGATGAAGAGAACAACACGGCAGAAATCATTGATAATCAAATTGGTGTTCTTGACACTTATGTTGAACCAATCAAGGGTATGGGTATCATTGTGAACAACATCACAATACTTAGAACTGGAGCAATTTCAGCAGGTGGATTCATTAACTCATAATGAGATAATATTAAATATTAAAACCCAGATAGAAATATCTGGGTTTTTTATTTTATTAAAATTGTTGCATAAAAAAACTCAGATTTAAATCTGAGTTTTTTATTTTTATCCACCAAAGTTAGGAATATTTCCTCCCATATTTCCCATTCCACTCATTATAGAGTTTGGATTGAAGTTAGGCATTGACTTCTGTTGTGAGTCCTCTTCTTGTTTTCTTTGTTTTTCTTCTTCTTCATTTAGTTCGTTGACTATTTTGATATTTTCTTCTAACATCCAAAATGGCCACTCATCTATACAAAATTCATTTACATGATAATGTTTTTGAAGCAGTAGTTTATTCTTTAATAAAGGCTTCAAAGGCATCATGAACAACGAAAATACCTGACGCTCCGTTGGGAAATTGCATCTCTGTGCGGACCTCCACTCCACACGAACTGCAAGATTTAGATAAATCTTTAATACCAAAAGTCATTTTAGAAACAGCTCCATTTAAGAATTGAAATGAAACATCATCTAGTTGTTCAAACTCTTGTAATTTAGATTTTATACCCTCATATGTTATCGAAGTTCTTCCTTCCAACATAAATGGAATTATCTTCAAGAATGATAGATTTGGAGTTTTATTTTCATTATTTTCTTTGATAATATAATCAGTAAATGACTTTTGAATACCAATATTAGGAGGTGTTAATTCAAATTCTTTGTTATTTATAGTTTTAAATACAAATGAATTTTTAGATTTATTATAGAATTTATCTATTCTATTATCATATTCATGAAATTTAAAATTAGATCTAATCAATTCAACTTGATTTTCTGCACCACATGTACATCTAACACCGACTCCTAGTGAATTTCCAGATTGGAAAGTTAATTCTCTAATCACAAATACTAAGAATAATCTATCCTGGTCTTTAACATCTAAGTAACTAGCTATATTACCATTTGGATATTTTACACGAACACATGCTTGTAGCATATCATTCATTTTTTCAACTATATCATAGAAGTTGTTATCATCCACCATTGAATATGCTTGGATTTCTTTAACCTGAGCCGGTCTAATCATTAGAAGTGTTCCAGATGGATAAAATTTACCACAAGGTAAATCTTTTACATCATAGTTAAAGTATTGTAGATCAGTTGTTCTTGTTGAATCAACAGCTTGTTTACTAGGTGCTTGATCTATCATATTTTGAGCAGGATTGAAATTAGATTTATTTTCTTGCTCTTCTAGATGTTTTCTAAGGAAGTCTTCTTCTGACATTTCTTTATTATTCGCCATGTCTTTTTTACTTATTTTTTAGGATATATATACTTATAGTTTAAGTCTCCTCTATTGTTTTTAAAATTTTCAAGGTTTTTCGATTAGAAAAGGAAAAAAGTCGATTTTTTATATGAATATATAATAGAGAAAAATAAATAAATTGAATACGGACAGGAATAAATTAAATATATAATTTATAATTGTTCAGAACAATTAAATAAAAAAATAATATAAAAAGTTATGCCGCTTCCACATTTTACTCAACTACAAATGACTGGTAGTCCCGGAGGACCTGGAACACAGCCACAAGAACCAGTATATTTGAATCTATTTGAGATTACATTTGTACTACCAACAATACTTCAAGCTCAAGGTAGAGATCCAGTGTTGTTATTACAACAAGCACTAAGCGTTGACTTGAATCTTACAAATAAAGCTATTGCAACTTCTAACCAAAGATGGAAATATACAACTAGAGCCTTCTTAAATGCGGGTCCTGCTGAAACTCACATCGATGATTTGGCTGTTACATTTAATGTAAATGTTAATAATAACGGTTCTATGGAAAGTTGGGCAGCTTTAAAAGCTTGGTACGATTTGGCTTGGAATTCTCAAAATGGTTACTTACATTATAAGGCTGATATGATTGGCACAATGATTGTTAATCAACACGATAAAAAAGGATTAGTTCTAAGAAGAGTTACATTCCAAAACGTTCAACTTAAATCATTAAGTAGTCCATCATTAACTTATGAAGGACAAGGTATACTTCAAAACATCACAGCTAACTTTACAGCTGACTACTGGGTTGATGAATACATCGATAATAACTTTACTATCGCTCCTCCATTTGTTGAAGGATATTAATAGTAAAATAAAAATAATTAAAAAACCGATAGATTTCTATCGGTTTTTTTATTTATAAGAACATATACATCATTTCACTATATAAATTGAAAATATAGTTATATGAATGAAAGTATTTATTACAACAGATTGGCATTTTGGTGTCTATGTTAATAATCTAGATAAATGGCTAAATATGATGGAAGATTATTTTTATAATTTCTTCATACCATATTTAAAAGAAAATTCTAATGAAGGTGATATACTAGTACATTGTGGTGACCTTTATGATAATCGAACATCAATTCCCATTATCGCATCATATAAAGCTGAAAAGATATTAACTGAAATATCTAAAATACTTCCAGTTCATTTGATTGTTGGTAATCATGACCTTTGGAATAAAGGTTCTAATGATATTAACTCAGTTCGACTTTTTAATTTTGTTGAAAATATTAATGTTTATACTGAAACTTCAACCATTGAGGTTTTTGGCAGTAAATTAGTATTAATGCCTTGGATTGAGAAAAGATTAGAAATGATTAAACAACTTCAGTCTAATTCAGGGGATTATCTATTTTGCCATAGTGATTTAAATGGGTGTAGGATGCATTTAAATTCGGTTGCCCATAGGAATGCTGATAAGATAGATGTGGATGAATTTAATCGATTTAAACACGTATTTTCGGGTCATATACATATACGCCAAACTAATAAGAATTTTACATTTGTTGGAAGCCCATACCAAATGGATCGTAATGATATGGGTGACCAAAAAGGAATTACCGTTTTAGATTTAGTTAGTGGTAAAATACATTTCGAACCTAATACCTACTCTCCAGTATTTAAGAAATTTCAAGTTGTTAATGAGGATGATATTGAATTAATTGATTCTTTAAAAGATACCAAAGATTATATTGATTTATCTATATCAAATAACTTATTAATTAATAATCGTAAATTAAGAAGAAAATTAGAAACAATATTAGAAGTTGGTAATTTTGCTTCAGTTGAATATCTTGATGATATTGTTAAAACTGAAAAAGAAAAGAAAGAAAAAGAATTAACAGAAGAAGAATTACAAATTTCTATTCAATTGGAATATGAAGAGTTTATTAAAGGATATATTCAAAATCAAAATTATGATAATGAGTCCTTTAAAGAGAGTATATTGGTAGAATTTGGAGAGGTTATTCGTATTTATAATGAGAATTATAAAGTTAAGAGTGAGTAATTAAATTAGTTTCTTTAATTTAATTTTTAAATCACCATTTCCTTTTATTATTCTATGATATAAACCCTTTGGTATAAATATTTCACCTTCTATATTAATTGGTAATTTATCATCTAGTTGAAATTTCCAATCAGTTTCTTCAATTGATTCTATTATTCTATCTTCAAAATCACGATGCCAATATAAATCTCCTGAATCAACATCTTGATAGAATGTTCTGATGAAATTATTTTCAGATACCTGTTCTTCTTTAAATGGTAGTGTCATATTTTCCAAAAGTGTATATGTATTTGTCCTAAATATTTTGTAATATCTCTATTTTGATTGAATAAAGGAACTATTTGATGTATGTCTATATCAACCATACTAACACCTCTATCTATTTTTGTACTATATTTCCAATCATTATTTGTCATGTAATTAATACATTCTTTTATTATATCTAAAATTTCATCTATACAATCTTTTCTTGTTCCAATTGATAGGCTTATATATTCCTTAAAACCTTTTTCAACTTTAGTATTTCTATACCACATTTCACCGGGATTGTCTAAAAATTTACTTCTTCCAAAAATTGAATAATTCAGTCCTAAATCTTTTATATCTAATAAAATAAATTCTAAATTCTCTTTAGCATCGTCATATTCTGAATTTTCAAATAATTTATAATTATTTAGATACTTCATAAATTAAATGTGATTATTATTATTCTTTGTAATTTCTTTGGAAATTCAAAGTCTCTATCAATTCCTCTATCAAATATATAATTACCTTTTTCATCTATTATTTCTTCTATTACAATTTCATATTTAGCATCAGGGAAATCGTCATCTATCCTTTTAAAGCATGATTCTAATTCTTTAGAAAAATTATATATTTCCTCTGTACTTTTTGTGTAGTCGTCAATCGAATTAAATTTTAAGTTTAATTGAGGCTCTTCTAAAAATATATGCCAATATTTTTGTGACTTTAATTCTTCGGACTCTACCTCCGCTTCATTATCAATGAGCTCACTAAATATGAATGATAAATATTCTTCATCTAATTTATCTGAATTTGATTCGTTAAATTTTTTTATTTTCATATTAGTCAATTTTAAACTTTGTTTTATTTAACATATCTATTATGTAATCTACATATTGATCGGCAGTAAACTTTTTACCATATTGTGATTTGAGTTTTTGAAATTGATCATTCACCTTATTTGCAACCATTAATCCAAAACTGTTTTTATCTTTACCTTTTGCAGTATCTATTCCAAAATCGTAAGCTCTTTTTTGAGTCTTTATACCAGTTTTCTTCAACCAATTATTATATAATTCTAATACCTTATTTTTATCTTCATCTTTATACCAATAAAACTTTAAATGGTCATTGTCTTCAATAAAATGTTTGGCATCATATCCACATTTAAAAGAAATTGCAGAGTTTTTTAATTCACCTTCCGTGCAAGCCTTATAGAAGTCACTTATAAGAGATGCAAGACCATTAAACCATCTTTTCAAATTATCTTCACTTTTTTCAAATGTTACATAAAAATTTTTTGTTATTTCAAGATCTCCTTTTACTTCTTTTTGTTTAAGATTTGAGTTGTAATTTACTCCAAACCACTCATTTTGATCATCTTGTCCAATTTTCATTACTCCACTTTTATACTTAGATAAGTACTCATCAAGCATTTTTTTCCAATTAGGAGATACTTTTTGAATAAAATCATTAAGTTCTGTATGTTCTTCTTTTCCTCTAATTATATTTTGATATATCCAAGAAGAAAAATCAAAATCAGTGCCGTCTAGACTACTATTTATAAAGTTAATTAACTTTTTTCTTCTATCCTCACTTATTGTGAAGAATGAGTTTTCAAATAATTTATATGATTTTAGATGTTTCATATTACCAGTATCCAGGATAAGTTTTTCCGCCAAAAAGATGACCAAATTTATTTAATCTACATGCCCAATATCCTGGTTTAGTTTTATCCTTTTTCAAATGACATTGATGACGAGCCGCAAAGGATTTTCTAGCCTTTGAATCAGATACTTTTGCTGTTAATCCACCCGAAACATCTCCAAAATGAACCACTTTAACATTTCCAGTTTTTGGATTCTTAACAAATACTTTATACTTCTTTGGGCCTGAGCTCCTTGTTGGATGGTTCAATTCAACCTCTCTTCCTTTATATTCAGCCTCATTAATTTCCTCCATAATCTCTAATGGTAAATCAAGTGGAACCAATTCTCCATCAAACATTTCAAATTTTCCGATATCTGAATTTTCAAAAAGTTCTTTATCATGACCAGATAACTCAATTAATCCTCTATCATATAGTTCTCTAGATTCTTTTAAAAGATTAAAGTAAGATTCTGAACCATATCTGAATATATTTTCAGTAATAGACATATCATTGTTTATGTGATATTGAAGATGCTCAGAAATAGCTTCTTCTACATTGAATCTTTTAATATATTTCATAAATATTTGAATTTTTATTATATATTAATTCTCCATCAAGAATTAAAGTTTTTATATATATTCAAAATAGTATTTGATTAGTAGATGCAGAACTTAATATTCTTTGATAAAGAAGGAAATCCATTAAATTTTTATTATAATGAAACATCCGAGAGATATGAGGGTGACATTCTTTTCCCTGAGAGCTCAAATGATACATTTAAGACACAAGCTCTTTATCTTTTTGAGAAGATACCTGCATTTGAGTATGAGAATCAATCATATTTAAGTTTAAGAAGATTTCAATTATTTAATGAGTTTGGATTTCACTTTTATCAAGGTGTTGCTACTTATTCAATTACTAAAATTGAACCAGTAAACCAGGAGCAAAATTATTTTTCTAAGTGGGTATATGGTAAAAACATAGAAGCTAGATATAAATTAGGAACATTTTTAAGATTCAATAGTCCAATATTTGAATTCACTGATCCGAATAGAGTATATTCGGTAGTTGGTTCTAAAAAAGGAGCTGTATTAATACTTTCGTTGATGAATAACGAAGCTTTTGAGAATACTTATAGTGGATCATATGGATTAACTTCAAGCTATGATGGTGTAACAATCGAAGGTGTTGATATAATAGGTATTTATAACTATATAACTCCTCAACTAAGAGATACTTTATCTATTTGGAATGAGCCTACTTTTTATGATAGACTTTATCAATATAGAAAGTTAAATCTAATCAATACTCAAAAAAATGATAGTTATAGAAAAACTGGTAGATATCATGATGTTGATGTTGTTACGATAAAGAATCCTAATATCTATGATGTTCTACATTTTGAATATGATTTACAATTCTTACCTACCGATTCTACACTTATATTAGAAGTTATAACTAAGACAGACTTACCTAGAGTTTATAGAGGACCTATAACATTTGATTCAACTGCTAAGTCATTAACATTTGGAGATCCAGTTCCAACTATTTTGAAACCGGGTACTGAATTTAAAGTTCCTAATTCATCTTTGAATTTTGACTTTTTTAAAGTTTCTTCAATAAGTTCTTTTAGAGGCAATGTTAATCTAACATATTATGCAACTGGAAGTCAAGTTATTTGGAATAATGAGATATATCAGTGCATACAATCATATACTTGGTCTGGTGCTACCGATTCTATTTATCCTACAGGAACAACAACTTCTTTATTATATTGGAGTTTACCAACATATTTATCAATCGAACCATCTTCTACATCAGGAGCTATAGTTTCAGAATATTTGGTAGGTGGTGAAATATATTTAACAAGTGATCATATTTATTTTACACAGTCTTATACACAATCAACCGCAATAACACTAGCAACTACAGCTGAGAAGTTTAAAGACGAATTAAAGTATTTTAATATAGATTTATATTATGATGATAGTCAATTAAAAGCTGACCTAATATATCCAACAGATTACGCAACTGTCAATTATTATTATAATGAGGTAGGACCTTCTTATAGTATAGGTGGTGTTAAGTATGTTTATGAAAAGTGTATTGAAACTTATGAAAGACTTGTAAAAGAGTTTAATTATGATTACTCAAGTAATTGGGAATATAGTATAGTCTTTACAGATATTGATGAGTTTGGAATACTTATTAAGATAAATAAAATGGTTTATAGTGAGAGAGTGGCATGGGTTTACTCATCTGGTCTCGTTGATATGCAAAGAACTATTGATAAGACTTTAAGAAATTGGTTAACAAGACACTTTCTTACATTAAATACACTTGGTATTTTACCAACATTGATTACGGTCGGATATACATCGGTCTATTACAATTCAATAAAATTAAGTACAGATTTTCCAAATGTTCCTATTGATTTTACTGTTCAGGTGGGAACAACTGCTGATTTTTATATTGAACATTCAATCGTTACATTTTATGATATGGGTAAATTCTTATCTATTATCATTAATGGTAGGTCATATGAGGAAACTGTTATTTATAGTGGTGGTATTGTCGATATTCCAACTACTCTTGGAAATTGGGTTGAAAATTGGGCTGAAACAATTAACGACTTTGGAATTTATGTTTCAAATGCGGCTAGTGCGTTAAAGTTTAATATTAAAAAACAAAAACAAAGAGTTAATTTACAAATTAATGTTGGTAAGTCATCATTGCCTGGGATAGACACTTATCGTATAATAAAAAAATATAGTGGAAATCACGGTCCACTTATAACTTCTAATGAGATATTGTTAGGAACAGCTAGTGGAGAATCTTTAGAAGAGGTTGGATTTGCAACTGGTCAAGTAGTTGGTATAAATAAGACCTATTATACTTTACAAAATATAGAATTTAATTCACTTTATTTAAATCCTGATGTTATAAACCTAAGCTATGAGGGACCATTCTGGGGTCTTACCGATTCTTTGTGTAATAACTCAGCGTTCACAACTGTAGCTTTTACTATTGGTTTCGGTCAAACTGGTTGTCCTCCAGCTTGGGTTCCAGATCTTCTTAGAGGTATGTATGATAAACTTGCATTTACGGCTAGTTTTAGTATTGAGTATATCTTTAGTAATACTTATATACCTTATCAGTATGGTGGTGTTAATAACATGGTTGATATAACTTATGTTGAGCCAGTTAATTCGATATATGTTCTTGGTGATCAACTAAGAGTTTTTGATTCTTTTTATGGAACAGTAACTACTGATCTATTGTTTGGTATAACACAAAGTATAGGATTATGTTATAATAGTATTTCAAACTATGTTTATGCCTTATCTAAAAATACTCTATATCAGGTAGATCCTTTTATAAACTTACTTATCGCATCTTATTCATTTGCTTCAGATGCTTATGCTATACAATTGAATAATAGTAATGGTGATATCTATGTGTCGTTTGAGAATGATACTTCGATATATGTTTATCCGGTTGGATCCACAAGTCCAACAATAATTAATACCACACCATATTATACTTATAACATGGTCTTCAATGACTTTGAATCAGATATGTATGTTACTACAGACTCGGTTGCTATTTTGAAGATAGATGGTAGTTCAAGAACAATTGATTATACTTATAGTATTTTAGTCGCTACTAATTCCATTGCATACGATCCAGAAAATGAATCTATTTATCTATTTGCTGAAGGCTCAAATCTAAAGAAAATCGATAATGGAACTATTATTGATATTCCTTCTGTATCAAGTGGTAATTTTAATAGTTTATTATTTAATAATTTGAATAGTACTATGAACTCATCAACCGATGTTATTTTTACATCACTTTATGTTGATACTGATGCTATTAACTACACATCATCACCCGTTGACTATGGTAATCAAGCCCTAAATCAGTTTGATGGTGATATCTATATTGGTGCTAATAATCAAATTTTAGTTATAGACTCCGCAACAGGTCAACAAAAACATAATGAGCCATTTTCTGGTGGTATATTAACTAAGTTGATTTATAATCCTGATAGAAGAAGTATTTGGGCAATACAACCAGATAGTGAGCAAGTTGTTGAGGTTCAAGTTTATCTAGGAAGTTATTTTAATCTAGATACACTAAGTCCTACGTCATCTAATGATAATTTTTATGGAACTTTGGCATCTGATTATGTTGACAGAGATTATCTTTGGTTAAATGTTCGTGAGTATATAAGAAGACCTCGTGAGAATTTCAATGGTGGACCAACTGTTAGTTTATACTGGAAATGGTTTTCTGATAATGTTCCTCAGTTTTTCATGTATGACTTTACAGGCGATCAGTTACCAACTGCTGGAATTTTAGCTTACAATGGTGAGAAACCATTAGAAACAACAATTTTAAATAGAAAACCTAATAAAGACTTAACTAAAATATCTATTCCTGATTATCAACAAACTATTTTTGATGTTGTTGAGAATAATCTTGAGTTTATAGATGATAATAATGATGTTAGTGTTGTTCCAGAGCCTATACAACTTTTTATTGGATTCAACTCTGCTGATGAAGGTGCTCTTAGAAGCGTCTTGCAGGTTTATAAAAAAGAATATGTGGACTTCACAATAACAACCAATTCTTATAATAATGATATTGTTTCATTTGAAACAATATTTGATGAATTTTCTGGTGATAGGTATGGTATAATTTCATTACCAGAGAATTCTACAAGTTATTTTACAACTGACTCTTTAGGTAATTTTAGAGGTCTAAAGGTTGGACAACATCTAGCTATCTTTATTAAAGATGTTACAAATACTAAAAAACAATATTTATCAAATAATAATGGTTATCTTCTTAAAATAAGAAGCGTTTTTAGTAGAGAGATTATTGTTGATTACTTTAAAGATGTTGACTCACTTGAAACTGAATCTACAATAATTAACGATTTCCCAAAAACATATTTAACAACATATTTATCTTGTAGATTTAAAGTTTGGAATAGAGAAGTAGGTAGATTTAATGTATTGGCTCAGACGGAAATAGAAGATATTAGATATCACGTTGAGTTGAATAATGTTGGTAAATTAATATCATCTGATGATGTTTATATATTCAAAGAATATGACATAAAAGAAGAAGGCATAGACTGGAACTATCTTAATGCTAAGAGAAAAGAGATGTTGATGATGAAGAATCTTATATATCCATATATTGGAAGTTATAAGTCTATAATAAATGCTATTAATTATTTTGGATATAATGATTTAGAATTAAATGAGTATTATCGAAATGTAGATGTTGAGTCTGAGAATTATTCTAAGTTATTTAAAGTTGAAATACCTGATATATTTGATAATACTGTTGAGGGTTGGAAGGATAATGATTTTATAAAACATACTTTTCCGAATTCTAAATTTGAAGATACAAATCTTTTTAATTTGACATTTAGAATTACAGATAAAGAGGGTAATAATGTTCTTTATTATACTCTTGAAGAGGTTCAGAAGAAGTTACAAGGATTAAAATATTGGCTACAGAAAAATATCATACCAATTACACACAAAATATTGGATATAACTGGTAGAGCTGATTTTGTTGGTGGTACTACTGTGGTTCATCAGTCACGAGATGCTCAGTTTTTTAATATTAAACAGAACTTCACACCAATAACTTTCGATTTGAATGAGGCTTATTTATTACCTGTTAATAGTGGTTCTACTGTATATAACTGTGTTTTGGATTTTTATATCTCCGGATCAGCAACATCAAGTTTACTTCCAGATTACTACACAGTAGATATTAGAACTTATGAGATCTATAGAGAGTGGTATGCTTTTAGAAACTATCAAGTCGAAGAAAGAGTTGTTTATTATGATAAATTATATGAGTCAGTTATTATTAATAACAAAACTAATAATCCTAGAAAATTTGAAAATGCTGAAACATGGCTTTATGGAACATCCTATAAAATTGGAGATGTTGTCAAGTACAACAGGTTAATATATGTTTGGACAGAACAAGGTGGTGCTACCAGTTCGATAGTTTCTCCAGTCCTGGATGAGGGAGTAGGTTCTAATTGGTTGGATATAACTGAATGGAAAGAAATCGATTTAGTTCCTGTTGATAAAATATCAGAATATAGATTCATTGATAATTTAAATCCATTCAACTTCACAATTGATTCAAATATAACACCATATTTAGTTATTGAAGTTACATCGGATAATGGATATGGTATGATTTACAGAGATAGAAAGAACTTTGAGATTAAGGGTATATTGGATATACAAGAAATTGAAGCATTTACTAACTTGACTACAAAACAATATAGAGATGCTACACTTCCTATTGTTTATGCTGATATTGATAAGGTTCCTAATCTAACAATGACATCTTATCCATTTACAAAAGGATTCTTGGATATACACGGTAATTATACTGATAGACCTTACTTAAATAGTTCTAACGATATAATCTATCCACGTATAAAACATGGATATCCATATGTTATAGAGAACAATTCAAGCTTCACTGTTAATAATTTTAGAATTGAATTAAGTGGTGATTTCACATATGTTCAAAATCCTTATGTTGTTTCAAACATAGGTTCTGCGTATGTTATGAGCAATGAGCTAAATTGGACAGGTAATTTACCACCTAGTGGTACTGTTTCTATTGAGATTAGAGGTGATGTTGCAGTTGGTGGTAAGGCATTCTGGAGAGATTCTGTTAATACTGCAAATAACCAAGGATTAATTCCTATTTCTTCGAATGGTTCTTATAATATTTATGCTAGATTATCAACCGGTCAGAACTATGGTTTAACATTCTCTACTGTTGGTAATTTAAATCCTCAATATTACTATATTTATAGCAGATCATCAGCTGGATTATCTAATATAAGGTCTTATACACAATCATTCACAAATTGGCCAACATATGGTAACCAAGCACAAGACTTTAAATGGTCAACATTCTCACAACATGGTATCAATATCATAGAGTCTTCTGATAACTATATCTATGGAGATAACTTCCAAAAAGTTGTTGAAGGATTCAATACTAATTTAGGTCCTTTCGGTTATGTGTATTATCAAAATAGAGTTACAGGTACTAACTTTGATGTTCGTCTATTATTTGTAACATATTATAATAGTTTAACTTCTACACAGTCATATGTTCTTAGATATAGAGCTGGGTTACTACAAGAGACTGATCAAATGTTACAGGATGTTACAGGACTAAAACTCGGTACTAACTCAGTATCTGGATTGACTGTTATAACACAATCTTATTACCCATCGTAATAGTTAGGATATTAGTGCGTAAACTTCATAGTCAGCTAGTTGGAAATCAATTTGAAGTACGTCTTGATAATTCTCAGGGTCTTGAAAGAATGTTGCTTGTAATCCAAAATTAGTATTCGATAATTCAGTAATATATTTTTGGATTTGTTGAAGAATAATTTTCTTAACTCCTTGCGCTGAAACTTTTGTTTGGAATAAAAGTCTTGGTAAATCACAACCAAAATCTGGATCTCCTAAAAGATCACCTTTGTTTGTGAACAGTATCATCTCATATTTTTGAATAATTACTCTAATTAGGTCGTCTTCAACAATTTTGTTAACAACAAATCTTGGATGACCTACATAACCAATATAATAATCTTTAAAATCTAATTCTGCCATATTGGTATATATTTAAAAATTACTTTCCAATTAGTATATCTCTAAATTTACCAATTACTGTCATTCCCAAAATTATAGGATCAGTATTAGTTTCTAATTTTGATGAATATTCTGATATTATATAATTTAATTCAAATAATTTTTCAATATTTTCTTTTTTCTCCAATATACTCCAATCTACAAAACTTTTTCCTAATAGTTTTATTACAGAATCAATTTTATCGGGTCCAAAATTACCCATTAAAAAGTGATAGATGAATTCATAGTCAATACTTTTATTATAGAGTAATTCATATAAATCATTTTTTAATTTATTTGAGGTATTTGAGGAATTTATATTTAACTCACCAGTATCTTTAAAGTTTTGTATTTCAACAAACATACCTCTAAAGTCTGGAAATTTTTTATTTATTAGCTGAACAAGATGCTCTTTTGATATATTTAATTCTTCTGATGGTGCAACAGTTGATGTTATCTTTTTATAAATTTCTTGTTTTAAGTATTTCTCTTCTTGTGGATCTTGACAGTCAAAGTCTAAGCAAGTAAATCTAGATTTTATTCCATCTGATATTTTATTTATATGATTTGTAGTTAAAATAAATCTGACATTTCTGTGGTATGTCTCAATAAATGCTTTTAGAGCATCCTGATATTGTGGAGAAACCCTTTCAAACTCATCTAAAAATATATATTTTATTGGATCTTCAGTTTCTAACATAGGTTGAGTTTTACAAAACTTTTCTACCTCACTTCTTAAAACATCAATAGATGTGTACAGTGAGCTATTAATTTCTAAAAATGCTTTATCCTTTGAATACTTACCAATTAAGATTCTAGCTAAAGACGTTTTACCTGTTCCGTAATGACCATATAAAATATAATTTTTATTTACACCATTTTCAAAGTGTGACTTGATCCTTGGTAATAAAATAGTATCATCTATTGTTTTTGGTCTATATTTTTCCCAAAGTAGTAAATTTTTTATCGACATATAGTTTATTGAAAAGAAAATGTTTTTATATATACTCTCATGATAGGACAAAAGTTTAACTTTGATGAGGTTTTCTTTCGAGATTTAACCGTTTGTGTTTTGGATACTCTAGAGGGTAGGTTAAATTGGGTAAATCGTTTTACAGCAGGTGATATAAGTGTTCAAGTTCCTATTTATTATTCACTTAGTGGAGATGAAAGATTTCTTTTAGATTCATTTCAAGATGATATAGTCTCTGAAAATAGATATGTTGAATTAAATACTGACCAAATACCTAGAGGACATTTAACACTTAATAATTTTAATATTAGAAGTGATGAGTTTAGAAACCCTAATGTTTGGCTTAGAGCAGTTGTTGAAGATAATGTTGAAGTTAAAAAACTATTAAAACAAGTTAGAGCTATTCCTATTACTGTAACATATGATTTAGTAATTCTTTTAAAAAGTGAGATTGATGTTTTTAAATGTGCCCAAGAGATAATGAATACACTATGGTTATATAGATTTATTTATTTTGAACATAATTATATGAATATTGATGCTGTTTTAACAATGCCAGATAGTGATGCAATTGAGATAACACGAGAGAAAAATTTAAAAAGTGATAATACGATAAAATTGACTTTATCATTAGAGGTTCAAACATATTATCCAGCATTTACAAGTGCTAGAGATTGTAAAGTTGAAACTGCGGCAGTAGTTACCTCCGGATCAAATGTTATAAAAGTTGGACCACTTTTCACTAAAAATTGTATAGGTAGTAATAAAAAAGTATCATCTATATCTGATATATCTATCGGTCAACAAATAATTGGTGGTGTTATCCCTAATGGGACAATAGTTACAGATATAAATTTAGAAACAAGTGAGATTACTTTATCTAAATCCCTTAATTTTAATTCCGATAATCAAGTAGTATCATTTTTAGTCGGTGATGCTGGTAGTGTAATACAGCCTTATAGAACTAGGTGGTTCAATAACTTACAACCATTACTCATTGCTAGTGCTAAGGATATAAATCCAAATTCAAATAATTCTTTAGAATGAAAAATGAAAAAATAGACTTTTTAATTGTAATATATAGTTTATATAAAAAAAATAAAATGCAAAAGTATGAAGAATCTTAAACTTGAGTTGTTTAACTTCAAAAAGTCATTGTCTTTTGAACAATCAGACGTTGAATATGTAATTGAGGGACATTTAAATTCCACAAATGAATTATCAGAAAAGCAATTAATTCTTTCTTTGAATGAAAGATTAAAACCTTTTACTTATGATAAACAGGTTAAAGCTTTTTTGGAAAGTCTTAACAATGATATCAAGAATTATGAATTATTGTATGAATTGAAAAATTTATATAATGTTTTAAATTCAAAAAACCAAGGAGAACTTTATCGTCAACCTATTAATGTGTTGTTACAAACTATTAATTTAGAGACTGACCAAGATAGAATGGCTAAAATTTTAAATGAATTAGCTGTTTACGATTGGGTTCCTGAAATTAAATTATTTGTTCATAATTTATCAAAATCACCAGAACAAAAGACAAACTTATTAAGTGGTGGTAAGGGAGAATCTGTTTATACCATTGTTGAACAAGTTGAAGAAGGTCATTTAGCATTTGTTAGAGATTCTTGGTTTATTTTATCGGAGAATTCAATAGAGAAAACTTTATTAGAGAATAATATCAAAGATGAAGAAAGACTTCGTACTTTAAGAACTTTACAAACTGCTATGCAATTCTGCACAATTAATGAGTCTAGAATCGATTTCAGAATTTCAGAATATTTAACAGTTGGTTTATCAGTATCATCTAAGGGTGGTATTTTTATAAATGAGGATGAGTTAAATGAAGAAACAACTTTAGAAAGTTTATTCTCGTCACCAGTTGTTCCTATTGTTAATAAGAATTTTTACCCACTTTTAGTAGAAGTTTCTAAAAATATTGATTCTTTTGTTGAACTTGATGTTGTTAAAAGAGTTAGCAATTTAATTACTCCTACATTAGAAGTTTTTGCATTTAATTATAAGAATAATACTTTTATTTATCGTTGCGATGAGAGATATGGTAATTCATTCTTTAAATATGAATCAGCTTTGGAATTGGTTAATGAAGTTAGAAATGAATTGAATTATGATTTAACATATTTCTTCGAAAACAAACTTTCAAAAGAATTAGTTTCTAAAAGAAAACTAGAAGATAAAGAAAGAGAAATAACTCTAAAGTTAGAGGATGTTCAATTTAATATTTCAAAAGTTGAAGGATCTATTAAAATGATAGGAAACACAGAAGTATTAAATGAAGCTCTAGTTAACTTAAAGAAAAGAGAAGAAAATCTATCTTTAGAATTACAAGCAGTTAAAGAATTACAGTATAAAGAAAGAGTTAGAGCTTAATATTTAAAAAATATACTTGAAAAAGACGAAATATATATTTCGTCTTTTTTCATTTTATGAATATAATAAATATTAAAGCGTTAAAGAGTTTCGTACTCCAAAAATAAATGCTTATGAATGTATCTTAATAATAAAGACTTATATGTTGAAATGATTATATCAAAGGCCCAAGGTCGTTTGACTAGAAAATCAGAAAAAATGCTAGAGCTCCTAGCAAAAGAAACCATTAAAAAGATGAGATATTGGTCTAATGATGATAAAATGGATTGTTATCAATCTGGACTTTTAGATATGTTCCAAAATTGGTATAATTTTAATGAAGAGAAATCTGTTAATGCTTTTGCTTACTTTACAGAAGTTTTTAAACGAGGTATAGCTAAAGGTTTTAATGAATTATACAAGAAAAAAGGAGATAACGATAATTTAATTAAAGTTATCTCCATTGAAGGTTCTAATGATGGTCAGGGGTTACATAGTTTATAATTAAACTATGTCCTTTGCTTCAATTAGTGTGTATGTGAAAGAGTTTCCGTGAATATCTCTTGATTTTCTAATTATCTTCATAAATTCTTCAAAATCTGCTGCTTTTTTAAATACTTGACAACCTTCTGACCAGTTTTCAACATAGGTTGAATCCGCACCAGCTTTGTGTATGTTTATACCAAAAACACCTTCTTGTATTTTACTTTCATCATATTTCATATCTTTATTAGCATCTCGATATACTTTAACATTATTTTTTTGTCTTAATGCTTCATATTTACCTTGGTGTAGTCCTAATTGATGTGATCCACGATATTGACCCTCTACTAA